TCCCATGATTATCAACAACTTTTTAATAAAACTTACAAGGCTAGACCCCTTGTATTTTCATTTACCAACGGCAACACCAATTCCGGTTACGATGTTGTGACTGGCACTCCCCATAGTAATTGGTCTTTGACAGGTGGTAATAATGCTAACTTTGCTGTAGAAGTTTTCAGGCATAGGTCTAACCGTATATCGCAGTTGACAGGATTACCTTCAACTTAAATAATGCATATAAATATAACTAAACAATTCAATGTGTAAGTAGGTAAAATGGCAAAACAAACTTTAGATATTGGAACAAATGCCAATGATGGCACTGGTGACACACTGAGGTCTGGTGGAGAGAAGATCAACGATAACTTTAACGAGTTATATTCGACTCTTGGGGGCAACAGTATTGCGTCTAATGGTATTAATGCTGCCTTTGCCACTCAAACTATTGACACAGCAAGTGCAACAGTAAATGATTCTGATACTTTGATTTTATTTAATAGCACTGGCACAATTGCTGCAACTCTTAGTGATGGCACATCAACTGGTGAATATAAAATCTTTTTGAATATCAACTCTGGTGTAGCAACAGTCACTCCAACAAATTTTGGTAATGGAACAAACTTCGCACTAAGTCGATATGGTTCTACACAAGCAGTGTGGGCGGGTTCAGACTGGTATCTGATTGGTCATAAAGATTCAGCTGATACCGACGTAGTAATTACATAAGAAGAGATAAGAAATGGTAGCAATAGTAACTACAGACACTAAGCAATTAGTAGTAGAAAAATTAATAGAAGATTTGCAAGCAGACTCTAATAATTACTATTTGGGTATTGGTAAGTCTGATGCATGGAATGAGACAGATACTGCTCCAACATCTATTACTGATATTGAAACAACCAAGAGAGACTTTAGAGATAATCTACAGTCTATTCAAAAAATTGCTTCTGTAAGTTTTGTTGCTAAGAGATACAATTGGTCGTCTGGCACAATCTATCAACCTTATAGAGATAATGAAACTTCTGCACAGAATGGTCAGTATTATGTAATCACTGAATCTAACCGTGTCTATATCTGTCTCAGACAGGGTAAGAACGCTCTGACTGGTGATACAAATACTTCTACTGTAAACCCAGATACCACAGGGACAACTACTTCACCTGTAAAAACTTCTGATGGATATGTTTGGAAGTTCTTGTTTACGCAATCTGCTACAAGACTGAGTGCATTTGCTACCTCAAACTTTATTCCTGTTGAGAAGGTTACAGAAACATCTGGACTGAGTAACATTAGACAATCTCAGAAAGATGTCCAAGATGCAGCATCAGCTGGACAGATTGTTGGATATCGTGTAACTAGTAATGGTACTGGATACACATCTGCACCAACTATCACAGTAAATGGTAATGGTAGTAATGCAAGAGCAGTGGCTACAGTTGTAGGTGGGTCCGTTATCGCAGTTAATGTTGATGATTCTGCTGGAGGTTTCCCATTTGGTGCTGGATACGATCATGCATCTGTTACCTCAAGCGGTGGAGGTGGATCTGGTCTTGTAGTAAAACCTATCATCTCAAAAGGTGGTATTGGTGCTGACCCTAGAGATGATTTAAAATCAACTTCTATTATGTTCAACTCTAAACTTGTAGGTGAAGCTGGGTCTGGTGATTTCTTAGTTGGAACATATGCAGACTTCAGGCAGGTTGGTATTCTAAAAAATCCAAAATTACCTGCAAGTAGAACATCTGCTGATTCTGATTTTACTGCAACTACAGGAAGTGCATTAAGAATTCTTACAGTTGGTAGTGGCATTAATCTTGATGATATTGCAGTAGATAAGGTAATTTCTCAGGTTCAAGGAACCTTGAAAGCAAGAGCATATGTAAATAAAAATACTGGAACAGATGCAGATGCCACATTCTTATATCACCAAAATGAGAATACAGGATTTGTGCCGTTTACTGTCGCAGGTGATCCTTTATTAGACTCAGATAACAATGATAATAATGGAACAATTGTTTCAGATTCGGATGCTGAAGTTGATCCATTCTCTGGAGACTTATTATATGTAGAGAGTAGAGCTGCTGTTGAAAGAACCACAGCAGGAACAGAAGACATTAAAATTACCATTCAGTTTTAATAAAGGTTAGATAGAAATGGCAGTAACAAAAAATGAAAATACTTTTTCGTCCACCTATAAGGACGATTTTAGTGAAGGTGATAATTATCAGCGAATTCTATTTAACTCTGGTAGAGCGCTTCAGGCAAGAGAACTCACCCAGATGCAAACCATCATTCAAAAGCAGATGGAACGCTTTGGTAGAAATATCTTCAGAGAAGGCTCTGTTGTAATTCCAGGTGGCTTAGTCACTGACAATGAAATTCAATATGTAAGACTTCAAGGCACTCCAACACTTTATGTTGGGGATATCCTAACAGAATCTGGAACAGAAATTAAAGCAAGAGTAGTTGACTTTATTGCTGCTGAAGGTTCTGATCCTGCAACTGTCTATGTTGACTATATTGATCAGGGAAATGCTACCTCCGGCGCAAATGCTGTTACTTTTTCAAGTGGAAATACATTAACAAATACAAGTAGTAGTGGAGGAACTGACCCTGTTACAGTTAAAGGTACTCCACAGGAAGGTGAACCATCTGTGACGGGTAAGGGATTTAAAATCGCTGTTAATGATGGCGCCTACTTTATCCGTGGAATGTTTGTCCAGACACAAGCACAAAGCAAAATCATTTCAAAATATTCAAATACTCCTACCACTAATGTTGGATTTTTAATCACAGAAGATATTGTCACTGTAGACGATACCAATGCACTTTATGACAATCAAAACGTTCTTCCTAACGAAACTGCACCGGGTGCTGACAGATATAGAATTACTCTCACATTAGCTGCCCAAAGTGAATCTATTATTGATTCTGATACAAACTTTATTATTACCAATAGATTGATTAATGGTGTTGTTCAAAGAGAAATTGATGAAAATACCTATAGTGTGATTGGTAAAGAATTAGCAACTCGCACCTTTGAAGAGTCTGGAAACTATACTGTAAAAAGTTTTGTTCCTAAGTTTAAAGCAAAAGATGCAGATGAATTTACATTAGATATTTCTTCTGGTACTGCATATGTAAATGGTTATAGAGTTTCTAGACCACAAAATACTCTCATTGATGTTAATAGATCACAGACTACTACTGGTGCATTAAGTGATGAAAATATTGCTGCTAACTATGGGCATTATATTAATGTAAATAATATTAAAGGTGTTCCTAATCTTGGCACTTATGAGACATGGAACCTTTATGATGATTCTGGTCTGACTATTGGTGGGTCTGGTAGTGCTTTAGGTACTGCTAGAATTAGGTCTGTTGTTAAAGATGGGGCCAACTATAGATATCACCTGTTTGATGTCAATATGACTGATGATAATAACTTTAGAGACGTAAAAAGCATCGGTCAAGATTCTGCCAATAGAGCAGACCTTATTCTTGAGAATAACAATGCCGTAATCAAAGAAGCAAATAACAATAACGTATTCTTTGCATTACCTAGAATTAGACCTAATAAAAGTAATGGTGTAGATGTTAGTAATCTTACAGTTCAAAAAAGATTTAGCATAACCTCTACTTCTGGTGGTCAAATTCAACTTACTAGAGGTGTTGAACTAGGTAACACAGAAGATGGAGCTAATGCACTTTCTTGGATTATTGCTACTGATAGTGCATCCCCTACTGGAACAATCTTAAATAAAACTCCTACAATTGACACAACTGCTAATACAGTAACTTATACTGGTCTCGCTCCATCAACACAGCATGAAATCTTAGGGTATATTGCTAGAGGTAGTGATGCTGGTCATAAAACAAAAACTTTAGAAACTGATGGTGATGATACTTTCCTTGCAGCTGCAATTGAAAGTGATGGTGCTGGACTCAGGTTCTTTACTCTGACAAACCATGACATTTATAGTTTTGATTCTATTGCAGATGCTTCAGGTAATAGCATCTCAAGCAGATTTATCACAGATAATGGTCAAAGAGATAACTTCTATGATAGAGGTAGAGTGATTCTTAGAAGTGGTCAGTCTATTCCTACTTCAACTAGAGTATACTACAAATATTTCTCACATGGTCCATCGGGTGACTTCTTCTCT